TCGCCGCGCAGATTATCCACAGCAATCTTTGCATCTTGTCTTTCCTTTTCCAGTTCGGTTTGCCTTTCGGCCAGTTCGGCGGCGGCACGGCGTTCTTTCTCCCGCGCGGCTGCCGCCTGCTTGTTTGCGGCTTCGGCTAGCGTCAGGCTGATTTTGGCCGCTTCATCCCCCCTGCCCTTTCGGTATTGCATGGTGCGGTCAAACTGACATCCGCCGAACAACAGGCCGACTGCCGCTAGCGCGGCAAGGGGTTTCCAATATTTCGGTTCAACCATTGCGGAAAAACTCCTTCTGTTCGTCCGCGCGGCGGTTGGCTAAGCCCTGCACCACGCGCCCGCCCGCTTTGTTCCATAAGGCAAACGCATTGCAGGCAGCCTGATAACGGCGTTCGTTCAACAGGCGGGCTACAGACGACTTAGCAAACGCGGCTACGCCGATGTTGTAGCACAACGAAACACAGGCGTTAAACTGCGACTGCGTCAGTTCCGTGCGCACCGCCTGCCGCACACCGTCTTCATAGGTTTTAACTTGATTGAGAAATTCAGCCTTGATTTCGGCTTCGGTCAGGGTGTCGCCCATCCGCACCTTCTGCCCCGCCTTTGCGCCCAGCGTGTAGCGGATGAAGCCGATGCCGATCGTGGGGATGCCCGCACTGTCCGAATAGGCGCGGGTTTTCACGCCTTCCCATTTTTTAATCAGCGCGTAGCCCGCGTCGTCCAGTTTCAGGTTTTCATTCATTTCTTTATCCTTTCATGAATGTTGTTTATAATGTTTCTACAATGTAACTACACAAGGAGGTGTAAAAATGCTGCGTCTGCAAAAATGGGGCAACAGTGCCGCCGTCCGGCTGCCGTCCGCCATGCTCAAACAGCTTGATTTGAAAATCGGCGACGTTTTGGAAACCGAAATACGCAACGGCGAACTGGTTGTCCGTGCCGCCCGCCGATACCGCCTTGACGACCTGTTGGCGGAAATGGAGGCCGAACCGCCGCGCGTGGAAGGCTGGGAAGGAATGCCCGATGCCGGACGGGAGGGCGTTTGATGTATATTCCCGAACGCGGCGATATTTTTCATTTGGACTTCGACCCTGCGGCAGGTACGGAGATGAAGGGCGGGCATTTCGCGCTTGCCCTGTCGCCCAAATCTTTCAACCGCGCCACAGGCCTGGTCTTTTCCTGCCCGATTTCGCAGGGGACGGCCGCCGCCGCAAGAAGCAGCGGCATGATTTCGACGCTCTCGGGAGCGGGAACGGAAACGCAGGGCAACGTCCACTGCCACCAACTCAAATCTTTGGACTGGAAAATCCGACGGGCTTCCTTTCGGGAAAAAGTCCCCGATTTCGTGTTGGAAGACGTCTTGGCGCGTATCGGCGCGGTACTGCTCGACCCGTAAACCTTCCCGCCGAAAACCCGTCCCTACCAATCTTTCGCGTCCCGATGCCGCAGCCGCCATGTCTGCGCCATAAAGTAGGCCGCGATGCCTACGTTTAAAAAAACCTCGTGCGGGTTGCGCGTCTGCCCCGACAGGTTGGATGCGGCCACGCCTATGGATGCGGCCAGCAGCAGGGCGTGTATCCATAACTCGGGCTGTCTCATCTTCCATTGCTGTACGCTCACACGAACAAACGGCCTTCCCGCCTCGTGCCTGTCGATGTTGCTGCCATACGCACCACGCGTCAGGTTGCCCAACACATAACGTCCGACACCTTTCAATTCGGCGGTTTCGTAAGCCAAAAACTCGCCGTCGGCATAACACAAGGTCAATAAATCACGGCTGTCCTGTTCCGTGCCGCCCGTCAGTTGCCCTGCGCCGATTTCCACGCCTAAAGTATTGGCACGGTCAAATACCGCACCTGCGGGCAGTGCCGCCGTCAGGCTGCCGTAACGCGCTTTTCCGCTTACCGCGCCGACGCGGGTGTAACTGTCGCCGTTGGTCGATACCCATACTTCCGCACCGCCCCACATATCGCCGCCGGCGGTTGCAAGCCAAATTTGAGGCTCGCCGCCCGTCAGTTGCAGGGGGGCTTCAAACATCACGGGCGCGTGCGCGTTGCCGGGCGATACGTTGTAGTCTGCCGAATAACCCAATGACGGCTGTGTCGGATACTCTGTCGCCGAAGCCGTGCCGAACGGAAAATCTTCCGCCTTCACGTTCAATACGCCGTCTTCGTCTTCTTCGATTTCGGTAATGCGGACGGGGGTCTTGTCCAAGCCTAGGCCGCCATCGGTCAGCGTAACCAAGTCCATAGGCTCAAGCAGGCAATATTTCCAGCCCAGCTTAAATTCATACTCATTGCGGACGTATAGGGCGCGTTGCAACAACAGTTGCGCCACCTGACGCGCTACCTTCGCATCACAGATGCCGTGCATCTTCACTGCGTCTTTCGGGCGGATGCCGTACTGCTCGATATTCGCCTGGTCTTTTGCTTCCGCCACGGCGATGTTATAGTCGTTTGCACGGTCGAGATACTCAATCTGCACCTGATTGTATGCGTCGGCGTTCGTCTTGCGCTCCACACGCACTGGGTCTTCCGCGCCCGAAACGATAAAATCGTCATCCGTCAAATCATACAGCGGGGTCAGGTTCGGAATATAGGTCGCACCGTTGCCGGACAAGCCTGAATCGCCGTATGGGACGATTTTCAGACGGCCTTGAGAAAACACCGCCGCCGAATTGGTCTGCTCCAACAGTTCGGCAATATTGCGCTGCGCTTCCTGCTGCTCGCTGTAAACAGGGCTTAAAAAGATACCCGCCGCGCGGCAATAAGTGCCGTAAACATCCGTATCGCCCAGATTTTCAACCGGGAAGCCGCAACCGTACTTCTGATTAGTCAGCAAATCACGGATGATGTCGCGCGGATTGGCATCGACAATCGAAGTTGAGTAGCCCAGCTTGCCGTCCACCTCGAAATTATGGCTGTAAATCTGCGCCGATTTCGTCAATTCGTAGTTCGGGCTGCACAAATAGGCCGTCCCCGAATAGCTGATGGCCTGCGCCGCATGTTTCGCCTGCTGCAAGTGCGGCCATACGGGCTGCTCTTCGCCGCCCTTGTACAAAGTCAGACGCAACGAAGCAGGCGAAGAGAATTTTTCCTTGTCCCGCCAAATGCGCGTAACGCCTTTGATTTCGCCTTCACACAAAGCCATCATGACGGCGGCTTCGTAGGTGTACTTCACATCCTCCTGCTTCACACCGCCGCCACCCTTGCCGCCCTGCCGCGTCGTGGTCTTATGCTCATAGGTCGTAAAATCGCCATACCAAACCAAATTGCCCGCCACGCGCGCGCGCCCGTACACCACGGGCAGAGTCAGTCCCTGCGACGACTGCTGCACCTGCAACGACAGAATCCGTTGTTCGGAAGTCGAAATAGTAGAAGATTTACCGCCCATAAAACCACCTTAAAACACTTGCAAAAAATATCAAAATTGATATAATTTACTTATATCAAAACAGATATAAAACATGAAACCATTAAATTTTTTGGGCGATTCATTGGATTGCCTGCGGCAATTCCCTGAAAACGCCAAACAAGCGGCAGGTTATCAACTGCACCGCATTCAATGCGGCGGAATGCCAGTCGATTTCAAACCCATGAGCACTATCGGCAGCGGGGTGATGGAAATCCGCCTGAGGGAAGAAGGCGGCGCATACCGCGTCATCTATACAGCCAAAATTGCCGATGCCGTCTATGTACTGCACGCCTTCCAAAAGAAAAGCCAAAAAACTGCGCCCGCCGATTTGGAATTGGCGAAAAAACGTTACAACAAATTGATTCAGGAAAAGAAATAATGGAAAGCCAAACCTTCGCCTCCGTATTTGACGCACTGTGCGACACACCCGCCGAAGCCGCTAATATGCGGTTACGCGCCGACCTGATGATGCACATCGCCGATACCGTCCGCGAAAACGGTTGGACGCAAAAACAGGCCGCAGAACATTGCGGCCTGACCCAGCCGCGCATCAACGACCTGCTGAATGGGAAAATCGACAAATTTTCATTGGATGCGCTCGTGAACATCAATGCCGAACTTGGGCAGAGCATTTCCTTATCCTTCGCCCCCGCGTAAAGCCTGCCCTTTCAGGCGGCCACAAAATCAAAATAACGCACCCCGCGCCCCGACAATTCCGCCTGTCCCATATCGTCCAGTACCACCCCGCGCCCGACGTAGCTGTGAATGACTTGGTTGCCGCCGATGCAGATGCCGCCGTGCGAAAACGTCCGCCCGAAACGCCATACCGCGATGCCGCCAACCTGCGGCGTTTCCACTTCGCGGCAAAAGCGGGTAATGTTACCCAAATACCGTTCTGCATCGCTGTGCAAATGCCAGTCTTGAGGGTATGGGCGCGGGTCGAAGCCGGCAGGAATCAGCCCGACCGCCCGATACACGGCAACAAGAATCATGGCGCAATCCACGCCCGCACCCTTAACCATCGCCTGATGATGATACGGCGTGCCCAACCATGACCGCGCCTCTTCCACTATTCGCTGTCGCAAATCCATTTTTAGACGGCCTCTTTAAGTAATCGTGTCGGCGGCGGGGATAACCGACTGTTCGGCCTCGCTGCTGGCCAAGATTTCCAAGTTTTCCGCAGTCATACCATCCTCCCCAGCGGACGCAGTACGCCGCGTTTCGAATTAGGCTGCCCATCCCCCGCGCCATTGCCGCCCTGTTGCGGCTGGTTCAGTCTGCGGTGTGAAGGGTCTTTGGGCTTGGACGCAAACGCCCCTTGTGCCTTTTGGCGCGCCAGCAGCTGGAAAAACTTGTGTTCCCACATCGTCTGCGTCAAAACCTTGCCTGCCGCCTGCCAGTAGCTCGAAAATTCGGCCAAGCCCGACACCTCGCACACATGGCGGGCGGTAACGCCTGCAAGGGCGTGCAAGATTGCACTTTCGTTTTTGCGGGCAATTTCGTTAGTGGAGGGGTAGGATTTAGTCATCGGGATGGCCTACTAGCTCGAACCTGAAATAACTCTGGATACTCCAGCTTTACCCGCGCAGGGATGCCTCTGTAAATCCAGTTCTGAACCCTTTGCGGAGAGCAACCAAGAATTTTTGCAATTTTGGTTGGCCCACCGAGGGAAATAATTATTTTTCTATCATCCATATTAAACGCAAAGTTTAAGAAAAGAACCGATATTAAACATTACATTTAATAAAAGTTAATCATAATGTTTAACAACGTTTTGTTTAAATGCTGGAAAATAATGAAAAAGGAGTTTGAAAATGAATAAAGAAATACACGAGACAGTAGGGCGGCTTTATGAGGCTGCTAAAGATTTGAAAAACATATCAAATATGTCTGGACTGGCAAGATTATTAAATGTCTCACCTCAAACTATAAAAAATTGGGAAGCTAGAGGAATATCTTCAAAAGGGGCAATCGAAGCCGCAGAAAAGATAGGCTTTTCGATAAATTGGCTTCAAACTGGAGAAGGCTCAATGCGTCTAGCTCCCGCCCAAGACGAAATCAAAGACATCCACCGCCCCATGCTGTGGAGCAGCAACGACCCGCTGCCCGAAGACGACTACACCTTTGCACCCTACATGAAGGAGCAGGCATTTTGCGGCGGCGCAGGCTCATTCGAAATCCCCAACTACAACGGCTTCCGCCTGCCGTTCGGTAGGGCGACCCTGCGGCGCAAAAGCATCAGCCCCGACAACGTGTTTTGCTGCACCCTCACCGGCGACAGCATGGAGGAAAAGATTGCCGAAGATGCCGCCATAGCCGTAGATGCGGGCGAGAAGACCATACGCGACGGCAAAATCTACGCCTTCCGCCACGGCGACCTGTTCCGCGTCAAATACCTCAGCCGCCTGCCGGGCGGGCGCGTCAAAATCAAGAGCCACAATCCGGCCTACGAGGACGAAGAAGCGGGGCTGGAAGACATAGAGGTCATCGGCCGCGTCTTCTGGTGGAGCGTGTTGGATTGAGAGATTAAATCTAGTGGATTTACACCATAACAGATTCAAAGAAATGTATAAAAATGAATGCACTGAAAAGACCAAGTAATACCATAGTCTTTCCTGAAAGACTGAATCATAAGACTGTGGCCTTACTTTACGCCAAAATCGAAGCAGTATGTGCGAGATCGACAGTAAACAAAACAATCTTTTTCGATGCTTCGACTTTGAAATTCATTGATGCTTTCTCAATGACGGCTTTATTTAACGAAATTGCAGATATAAAGTCTAAAAATTGGAAAACCTACATTTGCGGGCATATTGACGCGGCGGGGAATCTAAAGGAACCGGTAAGGTTTATGGACGATTGCGAATTTTTCCTACTTATGTCGGGGAAAAGACTTTCTCTACATTCGGAATGTAGGGACAGCAGTCTCCCGATAAAGCGGCTGCTTCCGAGAGAAACTGTTGCATGGTTAAGGTTCACGGCCATGCCATGGCTGGCAAGGCTGCTGAATACCAATACAAACGCGTTAGTCGAAATACAAGTATGCCTAGAGGAGCTGTTCAACAATACCCGAGACCACTCGGGGATTGAGTTCTCAAGTATATTCATCCAATATTATCCCAGATGTGGCGAAATAAAGATATGCCTGTCAGACAACGGGATAGGCCTAGTTGAAAAAATCAGGAAGTCGCACCCCGATTTGTTACCGGAGAAGGCAGTTGACTACGCCCTACAGGAGGGTTTTACGACCAAATCATCACCAAGAAATGCAGGAATGGGATTATTTACCCTGACATCGGTTATATGTAATAATGGTGGGCAATTTGCCTTAAGGACAGGAAATGTTTACTCGCTTGTTACTGCCGACGGCAATGGGGCGCACCGCATCAACCATTTGACAAATGAACCGTTTTTTAAAGGGACAGCGTTTGAAATAACCCTTTTTGCAAGCGAATTGGATTTGCAACAGGGCGACAGGGAGGAGTTTTCATGGGACTGGTAGAGATAAAAATTACATCCGTCGTATCGCAATATAGCACCTACGATGATGGTTTTACCGCTTATGGCGCAGTAAAATTAGAATTGGACAAAGGCAACAATATTGCCATATCTTTTGAAGATATTGCCGGCGTGCCATCGTCTTTCGTAAACGGATTGCTGTCAGATATGATTGAAGAATTGGGGATTGATGCTATTAAAAAGCGTGTCAAATTTATAAATTCCACCAGAATCATAAATGAAATGCTTAAGCGTAAGTTCACGCTGGCGCAATCCTCTTGAAACAATCCTGACAAAATGCCGTCTGAACGTTCAACTTTCGGTTGACGGTTCAGACGGCATATCTTTTATTGAGGCAGCGCAGCCGTCCTGAAATACGGGCGGCCGCATTTACTTTTCGAGTCTAAACAGCCGCCTATTGAGGCGGCTTTTTCACGCCCGCCGAACCTGAAACAACACAAAACCGACACAACCGCCCGAAAAGGCGGTTTTTTTAAACTTTTTTCTTTTAAAAATCAAAATGTTTAAAAATTTAAACAAAAATATTAAACTAAATGTTTGCTTTTGTTTAAACGCTATGTTTAAATACACCCATCGAAACAAAACAACCAAGGAAACGGGAGACAGCAAATGTACCCCTACATCGAAAACCCCGCCATCGCACGGGCTGAAATGCAAAACGAAGCCGACTGGGCATACACCTACGCCAAAGAAGCGCAGGAAGAGGCGGATAAAGAAGAAGCCGAACGGCTGGCCAAGAAATACGGCCTGCAAATCCTGATGGAATGGGTATGGGCTGACGAAGCCGAATATACCCGCGAAGAATACCAAGAAGCCTACACGCAGGAAGTTTTCGACGATTTCGTTTACTGCGTACTGGATGAAAACAAAGAGCGTCCCCTGCCGCTGGGTATCGAAATGCCGAACTACAACAAATACCTCGCACTGCGGACGGTACGCATGGCCGCATAGCCGAGCCGAATGTGTGGAGGATGAAGTCTTATTTGGTGTGGGAGGCGGCAGGCAGGAAGTTGGATAAGGGTTTTCTGCTGCTGCATGTGGATGGCGACTTTACGAATAACGCGATTGAAAATCTGATGCCTGTCCGCAGGGCGGATTTGGCGAAGTTGAACAAAAGACGGTTTGCCACCGCACCGGAGGCGGTGCCGCTGAGTATGGTGGCCGTGTCGAGATTGGATACGGAAACGAAACGGCGGGAAGGCGGTTTGACGGTAAAGAAAGGAATGTAAAGATGGCAATCAATTATTCGGTTTGGAACTATGAGGCTGCAGGCGAGGATTGGCGCGTGGCCGATGTGTTGATCGGTAACGGTGGTCCGGTACTGGTTTGGCCGGACGGACGAAGGCAGTTTTTTGCTTCGCTCGGCGCGGTGTTGTCATTTGTGCGCTCAGGCTGGTCGTGTGCGTACTTGGGTGCGGGAGAAGGCGGCAGAAGAAATGCCAATTGCGCGGAGGGTTTATCCCGATTTGCCGTTCGAGCCGACGGCGGAGGATTTGGAGGGCGGGCTTGAGTGAGGCGGAGGCCGTATGAAAAAGGAAACCGAAAGACTAGAGGGCAACCATGACAACATACATCCGAACCTGCATATATCACGACTCCAGCACCAAAGGCTTCAGGCACGGCATCAAGCACAAACGGCATGACTACTGGCGCGGAGAAATCAGCGTTTGGCAGCACGGTGAAGACGGCAAACTGCACCGCACCCGCCGTATCCGCAAACGTTTCGCCACACCCGAACAAGCCAGAGAATGGACGAAAACCCATGACGTTTCATGAACACAACAACCGTAAAAAGGCCGACGGCTACGCCGAATACATCACAGGCGACAACCTGAGGAGGTTGGTTGCTGCCAAAGTCCGCCGATACTGCGGCGAACACCCGGGCGTATTTGATGGCGCGGCCGGAAGCGGGCAGCAGGAGCAGTATATCAGGCCGTCCGAATTTCGCGCCGTGGAGATACAGGCCGAAGCCTGCTCAACCTTGTTGCAAAACTATCCGTCCGCCCAAGTATGCAACACAAGCTTTTTCCTTTATGCCGACGGCGAACCGCAAGACTGTACCGTCATGAACCCGCCGTTTTCCATCAAACTCAAAGATTTGGGCGAAGATGAAAAAAGCCGCATTACACAAGAATACCCGTGGAAAAAATCAGGCGTAATGGATGAAATCTTCGTTTTAAAAGGATTGGAAAACGCCTGCCGCTTCGGCTTTTTCATCCTGTTTCCCGGCATCGCCTACCGCAAACGCGAACAGCAACGCCGCAAGGATGCGCCTTCGTGGGTGGAGATGCTGCAAGACGGCGGCAAGAACGTTTGGGAAGAGGCACAGCAGCAGATGGGGCAGGCTTTCTCGGCGATGTTGTCCAGAACGCAGAATTTCCGTCAGGCGATGGGCGGGCTGTTTTCCGCCATCCGCCAAACCTTTGTGCAGGAAATGGTCAGTAAGCCGCTGGCCGCGCTGATGGGGCGTTTCGCGCAGGAAGGCGCAATGTGGCTGGCAAACGGCGCGAGGCAGGTTGCCGCCCAATCCGCTACATCTGCCGCCGTAACCGGTATTAAAGAGACGGAAACCACAAAAAACGTCGGCATGAATGCGATTCAGGCGGCAGCCGAAGCATTCAAGGCGATGGCCGGGATTCCGTATGTCGGGCCGATTTTGGCAGTCGGTGCGGCCGCTGCGGCAATGGCGGCGGTTTACGGACTACTCGGCGGCATGGGCGGAGGCGGCGGAGGTTCAACCACCACCACGACGCGCATTCCGTCGGCGGCGGGCGGCTGGGATATTCCGGCAGGCATCAACCCGCTTACCCAACTGCACGAAAACGAGATGGTATTGCCTGCGGAACACGCACAGACCATCCGTGATATGGCGGGGCAGGGCGGCGGGGGCGATACCATCGTCATCAATACCACGGGCGGGGACTTTATCCACAAAAAAGACCTTGCCAAGCTGCTTAAACAATTAAACCGTGATTTCAAAATCGCATGACAGGCCGTTTCAGACGGCCTTTTTTTACGGAGGAAACCATGCCGCTTGAAACATCTGCCGCCGCCGGCGGCTATCTGGTCAATATCGGTGTGATCGGCATTGCCGGCACGTTGTTCGGCCTGCCGCTTGACGCGCTGATATTGGGCGGCCTGACGGGTGCGGTGGTGCAGGGTTTACGCCCCGCATCCACCCGCCGTGCGGGCTTTTTTTCCATCATGCTGTCCATGCTGTTGGCGGGGGCGGTTGCACCCCTGCTGATGGGCTGGACGGCGAAACACATCGGCCTGTCGGACGGCGGCGCGGAACTGTTTCGCCCGCTATTGCCCGTCGCCATCGGCGGCGGCTGGCCGCGGCTAATGCCGCGGCTGCGCGGGTATGTGCTGG